ATGAAATTTAGATACGGCGTGGCTGTGTCTGTAATCGTAATAGGTTCATTACTCATTACGGTCTCACCGCCCTCACGTTATGTACAACTTCCAAACAATACATCGTGCCATCAAAGTTTGATACGTGGTCAACATACCATTTCTCACCATTGATATACACTTCGTCTTTTGGTCGAGGTTCGGGAACATCCTTAGCGCGCACCCAAATCTGAGCCTTATCGGCTAATGCTTTATCGACAAATCCGGAACCTTTGCCATCATATTCGCCAATCTCCACGATAGCTTTGATAGCTTGGCCTTTGTAGGTAATCCGTTCACCAAATACAGAAAGCAGTGCATTAGGCTTATATTCTAATTTCATAGTGCATTACCTCCTATGGAGTAGGCGGGCATACGCCCGCCCTTACATTACTTTTCTACATTAGGCCAAAGAGCTACATCAACGGTCTTAGCGCTTGCAGATTTTGCAGAAATGGCAATGCCCAATACTGGATTTGTGTCTGTTTTAGTTGCACGCTTTTGCGTTTTATCAAAATACACAACATCACCTACTGCAAATGCATCTGTCACAACTGCATCAACTGTAAAACATCCTGTGACCTTAACCGCACCGATTGCACCAGGCGCGATATCTGTAATTGCAACACCATGCATTTTGCCGATAGGGACAATATCCCCTACGGCAATCATATCGGATGCTGTATTTTTAAAATCAATGCGATCTAATTCTTGAATGAATTGTGCCATATCTAATTACCTCCTAAATCAATTACTAATTATTTACCAGGGTTTTTATACAAACCGCGGAAGTCGAGCGCAGTTGCGTTGCAGTCCATTGCTACTTTGTACTCGATGCCGTCAACTTTAAAGCCTGTTTGTGTTTCCAATCGAGGCGTTTCAACACCGTTCAAGTACGTTACTTCGATAGTTTGAACATCTGTAGGACGAGCTGCTAAATACCATGCGTGTGGATCCGTTAATGCCGCATCTACAATGATAGTGAATCGACCGCCAAATGGGTTAACTGTATCATTACTACGAGCAGGGTCTACAGTAGATTTAACCAATTGATAAGCTAATGCTTCGAGTTCTGGTGGAATAATCAAATATGTAGGTGCGATGTTCAAATTGCGATGTTCACCAATATGCTTTTGACGACGCATTGCCGCTACACCCGCAGATAAAGATGCAACACTTAATTCAGCACCAGCAGCCGCCAAGTTGCCTCTGTTAGTACCGAATAGTGCTTTACCGTCACTCAATACAGTATTACCTGTTAGCAACCCGTACACCATGCTGTTGATGGTATCCTTTGCAGAACGGCCAAATTTGGAAGCGATATCTTTGAACACACCCAAATCATCATTGATGATAGCTTGTCGTGTTAAGCTGAACGTACGACCGTATGTTAATACACGAACGTCGTTACCAGCTTCTTCCAACTTAGAATCCTTAAATTGTCCACCTTCAGGAACTAACTTCAATTCAGCTGTTTCAGAAAGTAAAATACGTTTTGCCGGTTTAAAATCACGGTTACTACCTTTGCCGGTCCAGGTATCGAATGTAGCCGGTGCGGTTTCATAACCTTGTACCAAGGATTTATTTGCTACGTTAGACAAAGCAATTGGGAATGTGGATGTGGAGTTAATCGCTTCACGTGCTAATTCCAATCGGTCAGCATAGTTAGCGGTTAAGCCTTCCCGAACCAAAGACTCACGAGCTAATTCCATCAAGGACATAGAACGAAGTTCATTTGCACCTGGTGCAGGATTTGCAACTGGGATGCCCGCAGACATCATCAAAGCGTCCTGCATAGCCATGCGGAACTTATCAGAATCTACTTCGCCAACTTTAGTGATTACTGGCTTATTGCGTTCACGCAATACGTCCATTACTACCTCACGAACTTCGGCAACAGATTTGCCGGATTTGATGAAATCATCTACACCATCAACTTCGAAATCACGGCATAGACTTGTGATTGTGGATACACGTTCACGTTCTGCCGCAATCAATTTTTTAGCGTCATCCGCATTAAAACCTTTAACTCCGGACTCTGGTACTTCCGGTACTACTTGTGGCACGTTTTGCTCAGTGCCTTTTGCTTTTGCATCACCTTTCATAGGTTCCTCCTCATTATCATCTACACTTCTGCCTACCCCTACACTTGGATCTGCAGGGACGGACACAATACTAATTTCCAACGGTTCCCAGTCTGTGATTACATAACCCGGACCAGTAAATCGACCGTTGGAACTTTTAGAATCGGAATCGATTAATTCCTCATATCGACTTATGTCATATCCGACACTCACACCTTGTAATGTGCCTTTTAACACTTTTTGATAAATCTTTTCAGATTCATCATCTTCATCGAATCGAACAATCGCCTTGCCACGATTATCTTCAATCCAAACTTTATCGATGTGACCAACAACTGCGCTGCGGTCATGGTTGAATAACAATGTGCCTAAACCGTTATTGAATCGGTCTAAGTTAATGCAGCCTTCGTCATGGCACAATATCTCTGTTCCGAACCATCTTTCATATGGTTCTTCAGAGGAGAAGGACAATTCGACGGTACGGTCTTCGTTCACTTCGATGTTTGTAATTTGCGCCTCTCGGGCATATTTACCTAAGAGCTGCTTTGCAGATTTCCCCACTAGCTATCATCTCCTTTCATATCAGTGGTGTTATCATCCGCTAGATTCGTTATGTCCCCATTCATATCAAGGGCAACACCCAATTCCTTAATGCGGTCTTGTTCCAGCTTCCGCTGTTCTAATACTTCTTCCCAGTCCTTACCTGATGCACTACATACATCCTCGAGCGTTGTGAGTCCTGCCTTAATCGCTTCTTTGTTAGCATTAACTTCCTTAACAGGGTCAATCCAAGACCAACCTGGAGCTAGCCATGCTACTTTCTTATAAAGTTTTGGGTTCGCTGCATAGTCATTGGCCGGGATAATTCCCTTCAGGTAGCACGCTTCAATAAAGGCGCGCCATACAGGCATACAAAAATGCTCAATTATAAAACGCTGCATCTGCTTGAATGATTGCTGGTCCTCCAGCATATTCTGCCGAGCTGCGGAGAAGTTACCACTAATATTGCGCGTCACTATGTCCGCGCTTAAACCCATGCCCGACGCTATGCGTCTCGTTTGGGTCGCCGAATATTCTGATGCGGTTCCTGCATTTCGCTTAGGCTCCGCAAACGATATAGATTCACCTGCACGTAGATGTTGGATAATTCCTGGTGCCATTGAACGAACTTTCTTACCTTTGCCGTCCGTTTTGTTAGAAATTATAGGAGCGTTCCCAGTATTACTTGTTACAAATGCACCGAAACATGCTGCCACACGAGCCGCTATGAGGTCGGCATCCATATATTCATCTACATCGTGAATGCGCTTTAATACGAGGGCTAACATGCTAACTCCGCGCAGTTCACTAGGTCTACGCGGTTTATGTAATAAGAACGCCCTATTACTTGGTAATCGTGCCTCGTTAAACGACCGTATCCCTAACGGGTCTGTCTGGAATACGTGATATGCTATTGGTCTTCCATATTTATTAACTTCCACACCATTAACAATATTGTTACCGTTCTCGCTTACCGATACGGCTCCGATATTCTCGCCCTCGATAAGCTGTAATGATAGCGGTATATCTGTACCTTCGGAGGTCATATTGACTAGGATTTCCCCGTCATAGACCATTCGACGTAGAGCCATTTCTTGCAATTCATAGAACGTAGATATTCCTCGGATATCCGCATTCTCCTTATCCACCCAATCAGACCAAGCATCCTCAATTTTCTTGTTGAGTCTTTCATTTAGCTTTCCTGCTTTGGTCTTGATTTTGCACTGTGGCTTTATTCCCGTACCTACTACATTCCGTAGTAATGTCAATACAACACTTTCAGCAAGATCACTATTAAGTTCTGCTGCACGGGCACGACCTCGGATCAAATCACGTTGGCCTGATGCTACTTGTTCAGCTGTACCAAATACTGGCATCCAGTCGCCACTCAATCGGTCTGTTGACGCCGCATCATATCCACGTTCAAGCGAACTACGGAAATATGCTCTACGGGCAGCTCGTTCTGGATTGAAATATGCTATTACCTTATCGAGTATGTTCATCGTCGCTCCCATGACACGTAGGATGTCGTGCTATTACCTTCCTCATCATCAACGCGAGACATTAACTCACGTTCACGGGCGTATAATGTCGGCAGGTCATGCGTCTTAAATCGCTTACCACCTACAGACATCTCAGCGTATCCATTCGTCTCAATTTCCTCGATTATCGTTCGAATACGCTCCAAGTCTTCTCTTGCGCTCATGGTCTCACCTCCTTCTTAACTAAACCAACCTCGGCTATCTGCATTAAAGTCTTCGTCATCCGTATCTTCGTCCTCCTCATCGGTATCCAGGTTATATTCGGGTAAGTATTTAACACCTACCGAGTCCGCCACCATGGCGTTGTATACACACGTATCCAACAAGTGATTTGTTGGATGACTGGTTAATGGTTTCCATTGCACTGTAACTGCTCCGGTCTTTACATTTCGGATTTCTTGCTTTTCCTCCGACCGGAGGTGCTCCGAATATTCCTCTGGGCAATCCTTAAATAAATGGATTGTGCCAGGCTCATTAGCCGGACGTACCATACGTGCAAATATAAAGTCCTTCCAGTAATCGGTATTCACTACGTACAGCTTCATACCGCCGATGACGCCTTTCTCGATGCTGCTCATCTTATATGGCGGAGCTAGAGGACTGTGTGATGAATCGCCTTTAACTGGCACGCATACTTCTGGGTACTGCGCACAGTACTGATAAACTTCATCTGTTCGGTAGCCACTATCGATACCGGCCCTCATAATCTTACGTGCTTCACCATACTCTGATGGATATTCTCTATCAATGAGTATCTCGGTTAAGTCTGACCAACTACTTGCTTGACCATAATCAACTAAATAACTCGATACACCATGAGCATAGGCTCTAACCTCCCACCAGAAATGATCTTGCTGCACATCGACAGATGCAATAAGTAGTGGTGCATGCTGAGGCACAATACCTCGAGGAACTTCCGATTGCGTAAACACGAGGTTCTGCGTGCTTTTAGTTTTAGCGGACTTCCACGGTTCCGCTAGCCAAGAGTTTATGAAATTCATTAACTCACTTGGCGTATCTTTCGATTTGACAAACTCATACGCTACATCCCCGAAGGTGACCCATGGAGAATATAGAGATGATAGCTGATAGGCAACCGACCGGACGACTCGAACTTGCGATTCATTCACCGCCCGCCATTCACCTTGCCGGAGCATATCCATCTTATGCTTATCATCAATACGGTGCTTACAATGTTCGCACTCATAATATGCGGTATCACGTATCATATCCGCATTGCCATGGTGTTCTTCCGGCCATTTTATCTGTTTGAATTTGAGGGTCTGCGACACCCCGCAATGCGGACATGGCACGTAATACTGCTTACGTTCATTCGCGCCCATATAGGATTGCCAAATATTGCCACTTTCAATCGTAGGAGTTGACACCCTTACAATCTTCTTATCAACGAATGTCTTGGTACGTTCCTCAGCCAGCTTAATCGGATTCGCTTCCTTACCGGAGAAAGCTGGGTACTTATCAATCTCATCGAAGAATAAGTACTTAATTGACCGACTTGACAAGCTACTTGGTGAGTTCGCTCCTACGAGCACCATGTAATTCCCGTTAACGAAGTCTAACTCTAGTAGCTTACTGCTTTCGTCATACATATCCGCAAGCGGCTCTACGCTCCTAATCATTGGCTGTACACGTTTATCACTAGCGAATTTCGCGATAGTATCCGTCGGATAAACCATCATGGTTGGAGATACAGTTTGATGTAACGCATATCCAATCATATTAAGCTCAGCTTCCGTCTTACCAATCTGCGCCCCGAAACATAACGAGATGCTTTCAATAAGAGGGTCCGTAAATTTGTCCATAGGCTCCTTGAGATAAGGTGTCCGCGCTGTACGCCATCGTCCAGGTTCAGCAGATATATTAGTCAGTACCCTGTACCTATCCGCCCATTCCGAAACGGTATATCTTTCAGGTGGCTTGAATGCCTCTAATTCCTCAGGGAACCAGTCAACCTTTGGACTTATCTTTTCCCGTGGCTTTGACTTTCGGCGTGTACTCGCCTGCGCGTGCGTAGCTTTCGAGGTATTCTTCGACAAGGCCATTCACCACCTTTTCTACACGAGCACGTTCCTCAGGATCCGTGAATTCACTTCCGATACGCTTACCTAATTTGGTAAATGATGTCTTTAATTCCAATATCCGATTAGCCCATGCCTGTGCCACATCGGCACGAGGAACATATTCGCCATTCAGCACATCCAACATTTTCTTTTCTCTTGCAGCCTTTGCTTCCTTATAATCAGCTTCGGCTTCTAGCTTACGAGTTGATGCGGATTTGCTTTTAGCGTTATCACCTTTTGCCTGCCCCAAATACACGAGGACTTCTCGGAGATTCCACCAACCTACAGAGGCTTTAGGCATCCCTGCTTTATGATGCCGAGAAATAATTTCGGGAGTGACCCGCAAGAGGTCACATAGTTGAGTGCTGGATACGAGCAGATTGCCTGCAGCATCAAATTTCACTCTAGGTTTTGTGTCCGCCATAGGTATACTCCTTTCTAAATTCGTCTTTCTACATTCAACAGGAAAATTTTTCTCACAGAGAGAGGACCATCGCGCGGGGGCGACCAGCGGCCATTTTTCGTCCGCGGAGTACCTTTTCCAAATTTTTATTTTCTCAATTAGGTATTATCATCGATACTCAATAAGAAAAAGGGTAGACCTCAACTAAGTAAGGTCTACCCCGGGGCAGTGCAGCAGGCAGACATATTGTGCGGGCCAGACACTGCCTGCTATCTACTACATTTACATTATATTAAATTAAGAGTGTGCCATTCTATGCCATCTTTTCAAATTCAGCTATTGCTTTCTTGTGAAGTCTGTGAACTTGTCGCCACGAATACCCTAGTTCGACAGCTATCTGCTCCCACGGCAATGCATTAATGTATCTGAGATTCAGTACATCCCTATATTGTCCGTCAGTTATTTGGTTGATGACTTGCTTGACCTTGTTTCGAGAATCGATCAATTCATCCCATTCTCTGTTCAGCTCCTCCCTACATTCTTGTAAGTGCTTACTGATTCGTGGCATAGCATCTCCCGATTCACATATCTGTATAGCTTCTGAATGTAAATCTCGATTAATCGCATCCAGCTGAATCTCTAACGCACGCATTCGCTGCTCAGTATGGCGGACAGCTTGTAGTTCTTCTTTAGCCATCATATGCGATAGTCTCCATATTTACTGATAATCATCTGCGCTCGTAGTAATCCGTCAATGTATCCGCTTTCACGAATTCTATCATCTAGCATAGGTGATCTCAGTTGTCTATTACGAGCTCGTATGATGGCAAGACTTAAATCTGACTGTATGGCACCTACAATCACATCTGCCATACTCCTACGCTTCTGCATCCTTTACCTCCATACGTTCGACAATATCCTCGATGGCTTCTACCATGTCTGCTTTGCATTGCTCAACAGCGGTAAACATCTCCTCACACATGGCATATGCATCATCACTTAGGTCGTCATCTAATCTCTCGGCAACGTTATCTTTGAGATTATCTACGACCTTAACTATGTCCATGACAAGATGATACGTGTCATCTAAATAGTGCCCTTTGTTAATTAGTAGTCGCTCGACTTTTGTCATACTGTTCCCTCTTTGCAATTTCCCGATTTAGATACCAACGGGCTTTTTTCAAATCCTTAATTGCATCGTCCTTATGCCCTGCTCTTGATACATACTTCACGACATTACCCAATCGATATCCTAATTTCTTATCTTCGATGTAATCGATAACCTCGATACCGCCTTGCGTATAGTGGCTCGGATGATTGATGTCGTCATTTTGGTTATCTAGAGGTCTTATACGCTGGATTTTGCTTTTATCTATGGTTAATCCTGATTGATTCGATACTTCTTGTAATCGTTTTAGATTTTCGTTGGCTGCCAAACGTTTTAAAGTTTCATCAGCTGGTAACCTTACAGGTGGTGACGGGGGTCTATTAGGTCTCTCATACAATCTACCCGGGGTTAGCCCATATACTGTCTTGTGTTTTCGATTATCAATGATATCTATAACTTGAATAGTCGTGTAACTCACTATTACCACGATGGCCCCGATTAATCCTGCCATTATAAATTGATCCATATTAATCATCCTTTCTGTATTTATCGATTCTTGCTTTTAGGCTTTGCAGCACATATTCCTGCGCTCGGTCTTTTTGGGCTAGCGCATCCATCATATCCTCATCACGAGTTCCCTCACATATTAGATGATGGATAATTACCTTCTCCATTTGACCTTGGCGATGTAACCGCTTATTAGCTTGTTGGTATAACTCAAGACTCCAGTTTAACCCGAACCATATTACGTGATTCCCACCGTCCTGTAAGTTAAGCCCATATGCCGTACTAGCCGGATGCGCTAATAGAATATCAATCTCTCCCGCATTCCACGCTATCTCATCATCGGCACCTTTTAACTCACAGACTCGTAATTTAGTCTTAGCTAATGCTGCTTTTAGTCGTTCACAGTCATGTTTAAAATTGTAAAACACTAATGCAGGCTTTCCGTTTAACTGTTCTACAAGCTCCATAAAAGCCTCAATTTTACAGCCATGTACCTCGTGAACGTTTCTGTCACCATCATATACAGCACCGTTCGCTAACTGTTGTAGCTTTGTGGATAATGCTGCCGCACTCAAAGCTGTGATATCTTCGCCGGCTTCAATCAACTCTAGTACAGATGTGCGTTCCATATCTTCATAGGCTTTTTTTGCTTTTGAATCTAACTGCACATATTTAATATCGTTGATTACTGGAGGTAGCTCCAAATAGTCACTTGCTTTCATGGATATGCATAACCCAGATATTGCCGCCATGATACTGTCATTTGAATCGGATTTAGGTTTATAGGAGTACACCATTTCGCGTGACCTCTGATCAGGCTCGAAATAGTAATCTCTAAATCCTGTATACGTTTTCCCTAATGACTCACCGCGGTCTAATAAATACACTTGCGCCCATAGGTCGATTAATCCATTAGGGGCTGGTGTACCCGTTAACAACACCATACGCTTGATATGGTTATACATATAGGCTAATGATTTAAAGCGCTTAGCTGTGTGATTCTTAAAAGAACTAGATTCATCCACAACTACCATGTCAAATGGCCATGCATTCTTATAGTAATCAACTAACCACGTTACATTCTCACGATTGATAATGTAGATATCAGCTGGTGTGTTTAAAGCCTTAATGCGCTTTTTCAGACTACCTAATACAGTAGATATTCTTAATACACCTACGCCGTCCCATTTTCGTGCTTCTCGTTGCCATGTAGCCTCCGCTACTTTTTTAGGCGCTATAATTAGCACTTTACGAATAGCGAATCGGGAGTATTTCAATTCGTATATGGCAGATAACGTGATAATCGTTTTTCCTAAACCCATATCCAGGAATAACCCTATCTTATTTTGATTAACGGTCTTGTCGATACAATATCGCTGATACGCATGCGGAATAAACTGCATTACGCTTTCACCCCGAATTCTTCCGTAAATTGTTCCAAATAACCAGCCACCGCATCTGCACCTTTTAACACAAATACTTTTTGATTTAGCTTTTGAAGTTCACGGGCTTGGGCACCCTGCAATCGCGAAAGTACGCCTTTGGATGTCTTCAATTCTACGAAATGGATAACACCATTTGGCCATATGACGATTCGATCAGGCACACCGACATTACCAGGGGATACAAACTTATACGCTTTACCTCCCGAACGTTTGACGCCTGCAACTAATTTTCTCTCGATATCCTTTTCTAACATTTCTCACCTCTGAAATCTTTAAACGTTAACATGTTTACATACGCGTATATGAGGGTTCAAATTAAGGCTGTAAAGGGCGTATTTTTTCTTAAAACTCTTTGTTTTGATATTTACCAGTATATAATGTTAACCATGTTAACCAACCTATATGAATATAGATAAATACTGACTTTATGCGTTAACATAGTACGTTAACATTCTCCGAATTCGTTAACATTCTAATGTTAACCAAAATACTGAGAATGTTAACGCTTAATTGAGAATGTTAACGTTATAATTTCAGTTTTGACTCGTTGATTCTGAACCCTCTTTGATGTCCATATTCACCAAATCTCATTAACTGACTTCCACCCATTGTGTACGGGGAGTCCGCCAGTATTTGATTAATTTCCCTGGTCTCGATCTTCTTCATGCGACTTGGGTCGTTACCAAAACACTCCCACCATACCTCTGCCGCACAAATACGGTCACGATATACTAATTCTTGACCCTCGGCAGGTTTAGCATTCATGCTAAGATACGTCCTCCTGGCGCTCCGACTCATCACATTCCAATTTAAAGGCACTTTGATTAATAAAAACTCATTAATCAGTCCTGCTTTGGTATTTGATTCCATGTGCGCTTCTCTAGCCGCATCAGCCAATTTTAGTACGTTCGGGTCATCCTCGATAATGAGGCTTTCCCCGCTTTTATACCGATACAAAGCCTCCGCCCATAACTGGTCTACTTCCCCAGGAAGATTAACGAATATATTCTTTCGTGGAGTCGTCATTTCAAGATCAATAGGCCAAAATCGGCGATTACCTGTAATATCTTTTAGGAATTCATATTGATTTGTGCTACCAAAGAAAACACACTGCCGTGGATACTCTTGCGTACGTCGGCCATATGCTTGACGAAATACATCTACTTGACGACTTAGAAATTGCTTAGATGCATTTTCTTCAGCCCTCGAATACCCCGCCATTTCACCAGCTTCTATAATCCATTTACCTTGAATGCCTTCCGCAGCTTCCTTACCTTCAAAGGTATTTAATCCATCAGCGTACCACTTCTTGCCCATTGTGCGGATAAGAGTACTTTTACCAATACCCTGACCTCCAATAAGAATTGGCATCGTATCATACTTACATCCAGGCTCAAACGCTCGCGCTACTGCCGCCGTAAATGACTTTCTAGCGGCTGCACGGGTATACACATTATCCTCAGCCCCTAAGTAGTCGATGAATATGGTATCTAATCGGGCAATGCCATCCCAGGATAACCCGTTAAGGTAATCTAGTACTTCGTTAAATCCATTTTGCTCAGCACACATGATGAGGGCATCCATGATTTTATCCTTGCCGGTGATATCATATTTATTTTCTAGGTACCACCGTAAGCCCGCATCATCTGCGTCTGTCCATATGCGAAGTCCTGGTGTTGGGTTCCATGGTAGGGCCCCTTTTGCCACGTATCTTGAACCAAATCTATCATAGGCAAGTCTACCGACAAGCGCCGGATCATGGTGCATGATTTTAAGCATGTTATCTAGTGTGTTCTTAGGTCGACCATTCTCGTCGTACTTTAAAGTCGAACTTTTCATCCAGTCCACGTTCGTTAACGCATTAGGGTCGAGGTCGGATGTCTCAGCGTGAGCCGATACATCCGTGATAATATCAGCAAATACATTTGATGCCGATTCTCGGGCACGGGCCATGTTGAGTTCATTAACGACTACCGTATCTTGCATAGCTAGTTTAGACATAGCCATGTAAGATGGCAGCTTATGCCCAGGTGTCCCATCCTTAGCAGTCTCGTCTAAGCTGTGGAACTTATGCAGCCGGATAAGGTCAAAGGCATTAACCAATTGACCACTACACGGGTCAGTATTATGGTGACTGAACAGGAATGTATCGTCATCATAGATAACCGCCCCGGCTACTGTTGAGCCAGTAACGAACGTTAAGCGGTCCTCGCTGCCGTCAACATCGACGTATGCATGAGGTATAAATTTATCAATCGCCTCACGGATTCCGTATATTCGACAAAAGGCACCTACGATACCTGGCTTTTCTCTCGGATCAGCTTGCTTTGCAAGTAGTTGCTTTTCATGCTGCGACGCTTCCTTACCTGGTACTTGTGGCCAAGAGCGCACATCTCGCCAATCAGTATATTGGTCAAGCATACCGTCAGCAGATAAGAATGCCTTATCACCTACGTAATATACATACTGTGCATCATTCGGGCATGATGGCCAATACATAAGCCGAGAGGCCTCGAACGTAGTTCCGTCCATCATACCAATGCCAATGAGCTCTGCCAGCTTACGAGCAATAGGCTCATACTCATCAGGTGTCATCGTTCTATCAGTAGGGACGATAACACGTAACCGTGGACGATGCACAGTGTGAGAACGGGTTGAGTAGATGACATAAGCCATGCCGAGGCTGTCAATTGTGCGGGCGACGTTCTCAGTTTCCCCAGGCGATATGGCATCCATATCAAGAGTAATCAGATTACGCCCAGACACGTTAATAGCTTTACGTTGTAGACCGTTTAAAGTACCACCAACAAAGCCACCTATATCCTTTAACTTACTTTTCTCAGATTTTGGCAATCTGTGGTATTCGTCCACGGTTTCTGTTGTACGAACGGGGATTTTGAGGCGTTCACAAAACTCGGACCACAACATCTCCGTACGGGTCCATTGCTTTGATGTGCGACTCGCACCGATACTGATGGTAATCAGTTTATCGTTTTGCAAGTGTATCCCCTCCTAATCTTTCATATAATAGTCGTTAGTAAGCCCTGCTGATGATAGTAGCAGTCCATCTGCCCAAGGTATGCCGATTGAGAATATAGCATTAACATCATCCAACGTAGACTCAGCATTCTCCTTGTTGATTTCAAGTACAGCTTCATCGTGAATGTGCATAATAATTTGGTATCCTACATCCGCCAATCGGCGCAGAGTCAAAGCTAAGCAATCACGAGCGACTGCTTGCGTGATGTTTTCGACTAATTTACCTCCATAGGTGCTTTCCGTAGCCCATGCAGCTTTCACCTTAGTCTTAAAATGCACAGCATCCTTACCGAATGCATTCTGCTTAATGCTTGGGTTAGGATAAAATAGCTTACGTCCACTCGGTAACTCAATCGTCATATAACGGTAACCGTATAACGGATCAATTTCCAATCGAAACATAATGCCGTGGTCAAGACCTATAGGATTCCCGGTAGTAACGGTGTACACGGCCGCATTCTCAACGGCATACCATAAATCTCTTATTCTAGGCGATGCGTTGCGCCATAAATTTACGATTTCAGGTAATTCCTCCTCATGGAGTCCCATATCAAGAGCTCCCATGTTTTTTAACGCATTCACTCCGCCTTGATAGCCGAGTGCCAACTCAGCGACTTTGCCCTTTTGTCTAAGATGTCCATTTTCGCCATGCTTAACAACGGGAACACCAAACATCGATGACGCGGATGCACAGTATATGTCTCCGCCTTCAGCGAATACACGTTGCCGCCAATGCTCTCCCGATAACCATGCAATAACACGAGCCTCAATGGCCGAGAAGTCGGCCACACATAATGTATTGCCTTCTTCAGCAATAATTGAGGTGCGAATTAATTGAGATAACGTATCCGATACATCACCATATAGAAGCTCTAGCCCTTGACGGTTTTTGGTTTTAATAAGATGCCGAGCCGTGTCAAGGTTCTCGATGTAATTTCTCGGCAGGTTCTGCACCTGTATAAGACGACCCGCCCAGCGTCCGGTCCGGTTGGCGCCATAGAATTGTAACGTTCCTCTGAGACGAAGATCAGCGCCCATAGCGCCATCCATCATGGTGTATTTAGATACCGATGACTTTGCGAGTTTCTTTCGAATCATAAGCACTTTTGCGGCAACGTCATCCGCATCCGTCAGAGCATCGGCCACAGTGTCCTTAGTTAACTTCTCAAGACTGACATTAGTATTATTGTTTAGCCAATCAAGTAATTGATTCCGGCTGTTAGGGTTACTAAGTCCCGTGATTTGATAAGCCTCATTCATCAGCATCTCGCGATTTTCTTCATCGATGTATAATGCGCCCTCAACCAATTCATGGTCGATGCGCACACCTCTACTATTGATTTGGATATCAAGATACCAATCTTTCCACGTATCATCAGGTACAGGGAACGAGGCTAATCTGTGATAACATTCCATCTCAGTCACAACGTCCTGACGGTTGTACTCGATAAAAGCATTCCATTTATTCATATCGTGTCTAGGTAGATTACGGGTACGGCCCCCATTACGTTTAGTAGGCTTGCATGGTGTACAAAAGTACTTGATAAGTGCTTTCCCTGACGTGTCCTTTTTCTTATCCTGAGGTAACCCCAGGGCCTTGCCGAGTAAAGCTAGGCCCATAGGATATCCTAAATAGGCACCGTGAATCATCGTGCACTGCCACTGATCAACAGATGTGAGTAGCCCTGCACGATTTAGACACGTAATTTCAAATTGTGCATTGTAAGCGTGCTTGATTACATCTGGGCTTAATAAATCACGAATTACACTGTCAGGAATTACTCCTCCCTGCGCTAAATCTACAACTTCAACAGGACCAAAGTCGTAGGAATACGCAAATAGTAATATAGCGAAATCAGGCGATTCAGTGTATTTGTACACGCCGAATGAGATATCAGTCGATGAATATGTTTCTATATCAATACTTAGATGCCTCATATCAGGCACCTATTAGTAAGGTTGACCAGTTACAGGATTAATGCCTACAGGAGCTTGCTGCACAGATTGCTGAGGTGTCGTAGCATATGCCGGTTGTACATAACCTTGTTGAGGTGCTTGTTGTACAGGTTGACCTGCTACTGGAGCACCAGTATATACATTAGCTGCGCTACCTTGAGGTGCACCAAATACAGAGGATGCAGCAACAGGCATGCTACCCAAAGCTTCACCGTCGCGTACTTTTTGAACAGGACCTAAACCACATCCGATACCAGTGGATTGATTGGAGTAGAAGAAGAATCGAACGAGTACATTGACATACATGCCGGAATATACTTGCGTAGGATTTGTGAGAGGATTACCTTGAAGATCTACTACTTCAACTTTATAGCTAGCATCTTGCGCTGCGGTAAATACCCAATGACCTTTACATTCAGGACCAAACTCCTTACCAGATTGTGTGTAACCATCACCATCATGAATTGGCACTTTTGGCTGTGCTGGAACACGTGCGCCGAATTTAGTACGAGCTGATTGGATAGCAGCTTCGATAGCATTCATGAGAGCTTGGTATTGAGCTACATCAGTTTTAGGTAAAAGAATAGTAGCTGAATATCTAGGTTTAGCACCAGGCTGTGTGGAATTAGCCCAAGGTTCTAATAGGTGACAATAGGATACACGAACATTTTGCAATAATACTTCAGTTGGTTGTGGAACGAATGACATAATTAATTACCTCCATTATTATCATTAGATACATTAAATATTTGCGCCGCAGTAGGTTGATTGGTAATCCGAGGGCGCTTATCGGATTCCTCAACTAGGGTAGGCTTGCCTGCTTTCTTAACTATCATGTCGCCTACCATATCATTAAATTGGGTTTTACCGATGGTCTTTTCCATCTGTGCCAATGTTAATGTCTTGCGTTCATATAGAATGCTTTCATCGATACCTGCTTTGACTAAAGTGTCAATAGCAGCATCGGTGTCTTGAAATGCCCGACTACCACGACCCTCTACAGCTTTCCAGCCAGGGACTGTCACTCCGTTAAGGGATTCAGTGAGTGCGTAGTCTTTCATATCCTCGAGCCAAGCAGCGACGTCTTTCCCTCGACGAAGATATTCACCGAGTTCTGTCATCGAGATAAGCCGAGGATCATGATTAGCAACTAGCGCACTGTGCAATGAGTCATTTGCCTCATATCGGGCTTTGCACTGTTGTTTCGCCCTGCAGAATCTGCACCAGTCGCCGGGTTCAAATTTACCGTTACCAGACATAGCCTCATCTGCGCGAGGTTTGACAAATGTATTACCCCAATCCAGTAATTCTGCTGTAGGGATTTCCCATTCGCTGATATTATTAGCACGGGGCTGCACGATAGTCATTTTGACCGTATTGAACATATAGAGTAATCTATACGCATCAATCGCACCAAGAGCATATAACATCATTTGCGGATTGTGTTCCGCATCAACGACTACCCCTTTTCCGTGCTTATAATCAACGATGTGCAAGGTGTCGCCAGATAGAATAATACAGTCAGCCGTGCCGAATCCATCAGGTACATAGCGGCTAAAATCAACGCGTTTTTCAATGGCTACTACTGGAGTTGCCGTGCAACCTAACATAACACCTTTGACATATTCAAGGTATGTTTCCGAGGTATCGTCCATTTCTGGTTGCCACAACTCATCCTTTTTGATTTTGTTGAACTTGCGAGTGTATGTGGATTTAGCCATGGCCGTTGTATACTTCTGTAGTTTTAACTCACACAGTTCGTGTGCCAGGGTTCCTTCCTTTGCATACACAGATGTACTATCGGGAAAGTTCTCCTCTAGGAGAGGGGCGGCTGTACAATGCAGCCACCGATGCGACCCCGATGCGTTTAATAATGCATGTGATCGAGGTGCCATTAGATTCTTGCCCCCAATCTTCTAATTGCATTTACTAATTCAGGGTATCTGTCCTCAGGTACTTGACCTAAGTATTGAACACCAAATTGTGTCATTAACTGTTGCAATTCTACAGCTTTCCCGGCATCAAGCAATGGTGCAAGTGCCGCTTGAATTTCAGGCAATGTATATTTCTTAACTTCCTGAGATACTGGAGCAGTAACAGGTGTTTGCACAGGTGCGGTAACTGTTTGTACCGGGGTATCAGTTGCCACGTTGACAGTTGGTGCCGTAACAGCTACTTGAGTAGGAGTAACTTGTACAGCTGCATTAGGTACCGTCATGGATACAGAGTTTGGTTGCAAAGCTACTGTTGTAGTAGGCACACCTTGATTTGTAGCTTGCGGCGTAAGATTAGATACGTTCACGAAAGGTGTCGCTACTGCAGATACTGCTGTGTCGACTATGCCAGGGGCTTTGTCATCCATTGCTCTATCGTTATCTACAAAACTTCTAAACTGAGATAACACAGCTTTTAGCTGATTATATACATCTAGTACATTAACTCCTTGAACTTCAACTTTAATCATTGTTTAAATCCTCCTGAATATTAATAATTGATTGGTTGTAATATGATTCTTTTAACTCAAAACCTAAAGCCCTACGGCCCATACGAAGTGCCATAACTGGGACCGTACCAATACCAGCAAATGGATCAAGTACGATATCATTTGGATTACTCCACAATTCGATGCATCGAGCCACAGTATCTAGTTGTAGCGGGCATATGTGACGCTCGTCCTTATTGTCACGAGCTGCTTTATAATTCAGCGTATGTGTTTGGCGGATATCGGCCCATACAGGATTAGCGTATCGTCGCCATACTTGATGGCTATACATAGGCTCCGTATTATATTTTTGTTTTTTATCAAACAATTGTGGATCAGGCGCAGGTCTTTCAATTCCTTTGATGCCCTCAGGTTCCTCCTGCCCGAAAAACTGGGTAAACCCTTCCGGGTGTGCGATGGGCTCCGGATTGTCACCAGGTTTACGCAACGTCACGATGTAATCAGGCGCCCCCATTCTACACATGGCAGAATCTTTTACAATTTGTTTGTGTAAAAGCCCTAGCGCCTTTGTCCGAGTAGCCTCAATGAGAGGGTCTTTCCAAATAGTGACTCGGGAATGCATCACGAATCCAGCATCCTGAAAGGCTCGAATAATGTCACCAGGAAAGTCTTTCATTCCGATAACACCGTCTCTGGATTTCGTGAGTGGTAAATCCATACAATGGACCGATACTAATCGTCCAGGCATTATTACACGATGTAATTCAGTAATTAAATACTTGAAGTGCTGCCAAAACTCGCTATCAGTAGATGAGTTGCCCATATCCCTATCAGAATTAGAGTAGACATACAAGCTACTAAATGGAGGGCTAAATATGGAGTAATGAACGCTATCATCAGGTAGCCCTTTCAGCACTTCTACAGAGTCGCCATTATATATTGCAAATCGGGACTCAATTAACTGATTTAGCACGTTCATGTTGTAGGTCCTCCTTTGCTTTCTTGTTTAACGCTTGCAGCATTGCAAATCCAAAAAAGGCAGCTACTCCTTTATTCATGCCTGCATCAACGGCTAGCCTAATTGATTTAGCTGCCTTTAGTTCATTGATGTGGATGACTCTTATGTTATGATCCTTAGCATAAGCTAATTCCAAGTTGCACCCGGTTGAGTTCTCCCAACCGTTGCACATTATGATGGCATCACAACCACTTAGAAGGTCAATGCACCAGCTCATGCCAGTCTCATAATCGACCTTATTGTACAAATGCCCCAATATATGAATAGGTGAAAGGAATATGTTATGCGTATCACTGCCAAAGGGTTCCTTTATTGGAAATACACCCATATCTTCCTGCAGCCATTTTAATACAGAGTCAGCATTCTTTTTGTTTTTAGCCAACCCTCCGAATGGATGGCTAACGTAAATTTTAGTCATATAACAGCCCTCATTTCTGCCCAGTTAGGTAACACCATCGGCACACACGGATTGTATTCCGTTGATTCCCGTCTAGTTTTAGATAATTCAGTACGAACAGCATTACGGGTTAGCGCAATCATAGCGTCCCTCATTTTTATGGCATCCGCTTCCTTACGTTCGATGTTCGCCTTAACAGCGCCCTCCTTTTCAGAGATTACTATATAAGCATTCACTTCATGCTTCTGACCAAATCGCCAACATCGACGAAGTGCCTGATAATACTGCTCGTAGCTATCAGATAGCCCAACAAATATCATATTGTGGCAGTTTTGCCAGTTCATTCCGAATCCAGCGATACTTGGTTTTGTCACCAAGCATTTTAGGAATCCAGAACCAAAACCTAACATCATGCCCTGTTTTCGAGTTGCCTTATCACTACCTTTGACATCCTCTGCGAGATCAATCATTTCTTTCAAAGTAGTCGATTCATCATTAAGGTCGCACCACACTAGCCATTGCTCATTAGATGCATTGACTAAATCAGCTGCTGCTCTACATCTTGATTCAAGAGATGCTTTGCGGGCTCTGCGGCGTTCCAGTAGCGATAAAGTAGGGACATCCTCACCTGTTTTATCAACGACAATTTCGCGCACATGTAACTCAGGTAACTCATATCCGTCATCGTCGTATCCCAGAGATGCTGGGTTATCTAGCACAACTGCCCATGATGCCATCCACTCCCAAAAGGTATTTTCTGCATGGCCTTTTAATCGCCATTTAGCGGTATCACTACCATCATGCGTGAAATACATGGATAACATCTCATTACGGCTCATGATGCCGAGGAACTCTGCATGATTGCCAAGTTCCATATAGTCATTCGGTGCAGGTGTTGCCGTACACGCTAGCCGATATGGCGTATTACTGAATCGATTAATCAAATCCGTACGTACTTTACCAGTGAATGATTTTAGGATACTTGATTCATCCAACACGACACCTATTAGATTGTCGGTGTTGAAGCGTCCTAGTTTCTCGTAATTTGTAATATTAACGCCTGGCACAATGTCATCATCAGATTCGCATATGGTCACAGGAATATCGAAACGTTCACCCTCGGACTGTGTTTGAGCGGCCACAGCTAGTGGTGCTAATATGAGTACTGATCCACCTGTATGTAGATAAATCTCATACGCCCAGGACAGCTGCATTAAAGTTTTACCTAGACCGCAATCTGCAAATATGGCAGCTTTACCTTTTGCCAAGGCCCATTTAACGATATCTCGTTGGAAGTCAAATAGATGTTTGTTTAGCATACCTGTATCAATATCAAATCCGTGAGATTCCGACATTTTAGATTTAGCGGATATGAATTCTTCATATTGTTGCAAATACGTCCTCCTTTAGATATAATCAACGTAGAATAGTATTTTTCTAATTTGAGCTTGTTGATGTTGCTGCATCATCAGGCTCATTTTTTATGCCCAGGTTCTCGCATTCATCAGGAATGCAATAATCTCGCTTTGGACAGGTACTACAATTTCGCAATTTAATCACCACCTTTCAAAGCGCTTAAATCAAGCACCATCTCCGGCTGCCTATTTTCCCATGTGTAATAATCTAGGCCTGCTTCTCTTAACGCATCTGCAGCAGCACGTCCGGTTTGAGCTTCATCAATAATTCTGTAAGCGCTTTGTCTGGCGTTGCGTACTTTTGATAGTCGTTCCACGAATGGCTTTAAGAGTTCACAAATAGCAGCCCATTCTTTTGGCGGATTATGATAGCAACTTTTACATTGCCTAATCATACGATCTATTAAAAATTCCGAAGTCGGAATACTCGCCAAAACGCTATCACCAAACCCCGCTTGCCTAATATCTTTAGCCGCTTTCCGGGCTTCAGATAAAGCTTCTTCCAGACGTTTAAAAGCATCTAGCGACTTAATTTCTTTAGTCAATAAAGCTTCGTATTCTTCTTCAATTGCATCGGTTTTATCAAGACTGACACGAGATACGAAGTCCCTTACCTTTTGCTTACTGATATAAGGTTTTGCCATTTTCTTCCTCCTTTTAGTTGTAATAAGGGTTCTTGCAATACTTCCCGTGAGTTCTTACTTTAGCGGTATACGCAACGTCTTCACGTTCCTCGGCATCCATTTCAGCTTTATCTTTATAAAAGCCATAAATGGATATAACCAAGCCTATGAGTGCCTGTACTCCAAACCGTATATATCCTATCTGGTCGAGTTCCAGGGAACCCATAGATCCGGCGATAAGGAATGTACCAAATAACATGTAGCCCATTATTCATCGTCCTCCTCAAGCCATTCGGCCGTAATACCGTCTGTAGTTACGATAATACGGATTTCCGATTCATCGTAATCACACATAAAGTTTTGCAATTCATATGCAGCATCCATAATATCGCTATCGATATTATTTAGAATTCGATCTGATTCGACTGCTTTCATATGGCGTTCCATATTCTTTTGATTTGTTGGAATTTCAGTCATAGTTAAGGTCTCCTTTATAACATCACCATTGATAAAATAGAGGCTACTGCTGCTGCAGCTAAGCTTATATGCATTCCTGCGTCAATCCATGTCATGATTTACATCTCCTTTAAACCTTTAAAATACCCAGGAACGTGCCTGAATCCAGAATGATATAGCGTCGATACCTGACATTTTGATATGTCGGTACTTTTAACATACTTGATGGCCTTCCGGATGGCATTGTCAATTAATCGCGTTTTTAAGTTAGAGAATCCCCAATTCGAGGTACCTAACTCTTCAAGCTCCATCAGCGCCCATCGTTTTGTATTACATTTTCTGTCGAGGCTATACTGGAAACCACCTACGATTCCTTTAATTACGGAAATTGTATAATGGTAAGATGTGTTACTCCATTTCACGATTAATTCCTCCTAATGAATTCCAGCGGATTTAAATTCCGCATCAACTACTTTCACATCCCATCCAAGCGAATGGACAAGGAATGTTCTAAACCCCTCTTTGTCAATAACAAAGCTACGGGATTTCTTACCCGGCGACTGCCAGGCGTATGCGAACGGGAATCGGTCTCTTGCGATTCCCTCCCGGATAGCTGTTAGGCTAACACCGAGCACGGTCGACATTTGGCTTACCGAGATAACTTTATTGACCATTTATTAACCTCCTTTTATAATCCAATTCGATATTTCGTATTACTTGGTAAAAAAAAGAACTTCAAGAGGAATGTCAGACCCCATAAGATTTTTAATTCGTACGCATTCATCATAAGTTAATGGATATTTACCGTTTAACTTATCCAGAATGGTTGCGTATCGAACTTTTAGCTTGTCAGCTAGTACTTTTCGACTCCAACCCAGTCTTGCGAGTTCGGCGTTTAGATTTGGATACATGTATTCACCTCCCTTTACCATCTCTTGAAATACGATATTTCAAGAGCTTAAATTCGAAATATCGTATTTCTTATATCATCATCATAATACGATATTTCGAATTTGTCTAGTTTAAGCTTATTAATGGTTTATTAATAAGTATTTTAAATACGAAATATCGTATTTAAATATTGATATTTCGTAATTGATGTATTACTATATATATGAGAGGGCTTTATGAATAGAGGTGATCACTATGACAAGAGAACAATTTTTAAAAGAAAAAATATTAGAAATAGATACAATTAAAGGATTTGCCGCTAGAATTAACATGCCTTATACAACTTTATATTCTATTTTGAATAACGTAGGTGGCGCATCTATAGATAACGTGTTAAAAATTTGTAAGGGGCTAAATATTCCTGCAGTTATATTAGAAGAATTTGATAGCCAAAATACTTTTAGTTATGACGAAGAATTAATATCTTTACAAAGAAATTACAAAGGTTTAGGTATGGCTGAAAGACAACAGTTAAATGACTTTATTGATTTCCTAAAGTCAAAACATGATTCGAATATGCCAGAGGATGATGATCTTGACTAATAATCTTGTAAGTACGATAAAAGAGGCCCACAATACACGTAAGCTAATAGGTGATGAAATTAAGCTAACACCTAGAATGGTAATTGAATATTTAATAAAACAAAAAAATGTTTGTGTTAAAACTTATAAACAAGGTGCGCAAGCACTCGGAGTATCCCCTTCAATAATAGGAATGTATACACAATCATCCGATGCAGCGACCTTATATTTACCTAAAACAGATGATTTGTATATCTTATATGATTCAGAAATAAAAACAAAAGAACGTAAACTGTGGAGTCTATGTCATGAAGCTGGACACATAATTAGGGGGCATCATTTACAGAAAATGAGTGATCCAGAGTTAGTCAAATCCCCTATTTTAGAGTTGGAAGCAAACACATTTGCTAGGGAGCTATTAGCGCCTGCCACTTTAGTATATGGTTTTATTTCTAGGTATAAAACAGAGGGTCCTAATATTGAAGATTTTTACTTTGCTTACAGGTATGTTTTTGGGTTAAGCAAATCAGCTTCTGCATTATCTGCTAATATACTTTCACACGAGGGCTATCAGATTGAAAACGATTTCTCTCTAATCCAACAGTATGGCGTCAAGCTAAATAAACTATTTCCTTATATTAGTACGCGAAGAGATTACCATTATTTGGTATCAGCTATGTGTAAAACGGAATACGACCACGTTAAGAGGGCTTACGATTTTAATAAGTCTTTTAGGAAGGGCCTATTTAGTCGTTCTGTGTTTTAAATTTAAGGAGAGATAAGCATGAACAAAAGAGTGTTGGTAACAGCTGTTTTAGGGGTAATTATGGCTGTATTGGTAGGGTATGTAATAACTGATTACCATCAAAATACATCTAATCGAGCAGCTTATGCCGCATCAGAAGACGCTCGCAAAGCGCAGGAAGAAAAGGACAAGGAAGCCGAGCTGACGAAAAAGGCTGATGCAGAAAAAGAAATATATACTATTCTAAACAACACAAACTTTGAATATGATCAAGTAGACAGGGAATATAAATTCTACAGTTCTAGTCAAAGAGCGATACAACCAAATAACTCTGTATCATGGGTTGCTTTCGTAGACTCCTCAGGTCATTTAGTAGGTCCTTTTGTCAAATTTGTTACTTTCGCCCCATTAGATATATCTACAAATTGGATATTTTGGGATAAATTAACGTTCTCCAGTTCTGCAGGTAAATATGATTACACAATGCGTGGCGTCATTGCGGGGCAAAGCGGTGGAGGTAAAAATATCAGATTAGATGATTCCGGAACCTATGAGTATGCCTTGCTAACAATCCCAGAAATAGATGAAGGATTGCGCGTCTTAACGCAAGGTGATAATCCAATCATCAGATATCGCGGATCACAATATTATAAGGACTACGCCCTATCCTCTGAAGAAGTTGAACAGTTAAAGACTGCGCTAACCCTTTATAAACTCGGAGATATTGTTGATAATAACTTAGATGTAAATAAGCTATCTAAATAAAATAATACCCCTATCACACGATAGGGGTATTTTAGGAGGTATATAATTATGGCGATGAAACGAGCCAATGGTACTGGAACCGTATATAAGATGAAACACAAGCCTCTACGGCGCCCATATAGAGCCGTAGTGACCCTTGGATATGACTCCGAGGGTAAACCCTTGCGAAAATCGATAGGCACCTTTATAACGCAAAAGGAAGCATATAATGCACTATCTGCTTATGACGCTAACGCCCCGCAA